CGAACCTGGTTTCCGTGGTATGCAATAGTCGGTGACGATCTGGTAATTGCTGATGAAGCTGTTGCCATTTCTTATAAATCACTAATGAGTGATTTAGGTTTAGACATAAATATGTCTAAATCACTGATCTCTTCATACTGCTATGAATTTGCTAAACGATGGGTTCATGTGCTGAAAGGGGAATTTACCCCAATCGGTGCTGGAGTCTTGTTAGTAACCATCAGAAACTTGCGACTTATGCCGTTATTGTTCCTTGATATGCTATCTAAACACTGTGTAATCGCTTCTCCTGCAGTTTTAGAAAGAATACTACATATTATTAATTCACTAAGACCTAAACAGTCTAGTGATATTATTAATTCTGTAGTTTTAGCAATTTGCGGGCCATCAGGTATAATGTTTGGATTCTCTCCAGTAATCAGTGCTTTCGCACTTGAAATCTGGTTGATGAATATAAACTACAACCTTCTTGGTTCTGCAAAACTGGTAGCTGTGGTCGAAGAATTCTTTACGAATCTCCAACTCGCTAACAAACAGAAATCCCTAGAAGTTGCTGAAAATAGATATGAACATCTTCTTTCCAATTGGTGAAGATATACTTTATTTGCACCCTTTAAGGTGCAGATCAGTAAATACTTCCCAACGGTTAGTTGGATGAAACATTTCGATTTTCAGTTTCCTCATTTATTACTAGCGGTTCTTTCTTGACCGCTTCTAGTTTATGGGCCAAGCATGAGAGCTTATTTAGATAAGTGACGAACGCTGGTAACTGAACCATACTATACGTATTTTGAAGAATGAGGTCCATATATATGGATCTCACCATGGCAAAGGGACCTGCCGGGCCCATGGGTATTGTTGGACTACTTTAGAACCATTGGGACAACCAACGATCCTTCATTCGCCTCAATATCATTTGAAGACAGAAATAGGGTTCTTGACTTATTCGCTCAGCAAAATGCTTTGAGCAATGTAATAATTCAAGAAGCCGACTCTGCCTATAATTTCTATCGACACGAAGCTCAGAATATGAGAATAGTACTATATAACCCTAAGATAGCAGGGAAGCCTGTGTTAGGTGTATCTTCCAAAGCGGCATAGTGGTGCAAGTCCACAGATACATCGAATCTTATCGTTGAAACAAG